GAAGTGAATGTCTTGATGTTGAGTTATGATCGGGCTGGTTCTTGGCATGCGACGGATACGGGGCCTGATAGTAATGTTGTTGATACGGATCAGGTGATTATGATTTTGTCTGAGTTGATTGCGGAGTTGTGTTCTTCGCGGATTGGTGTACGGCATTGAACCATAATGAGTTAGTTTATAGTGAGCTTAACCGGCTCAAAGAGGAAAATGAGCGTTTACGGGCTGCATTACGGGAGATACGTGATGTGGCCCGTGTTTCTGAGGGTGTAGAGTTTTATGCAATGTTGGCTGAAAAGGGTTTAGGTAATGGCTAGAAGTCATGTTTTTCGTTATTTGGACAGCGACGGAGACGGCGGTGGCACAAAGAATATGAGCGTAAATGGGTCCATTACGCCACAGGAGTTTAAGTATATTCCTGTTGTTGGTGGTCACGTTGAGGTTCATCGTATGCTTGTTCATATCAGGGATGCGGGTAATTTTACTGCGGATAGTTTTGGGGCGCTTTCGGTGCTTTCCAATGGGGTTACTTTTTGCATTAAAAATTCAAGTGACAATTCTGTTGCTATTGATTTGCTTGACGGTATTCCGATTAAGTCAAATGCTAGCTGGAATCGGGTTTGCTACGACACCCGGCTTGATACTCATGGTTCTGGCGATCATTATCTTGCTATTTGCTGGACTTTTGCCAATTCGGGTACGCCGTTTCGGATTGATAATGGTGAGGAATACATATCCATGACCGTCAATGACGATTTGAGCGGTCTAGTGGAGTTTTACGCACAGCTTCAAGGTGTCCGTGTTTAATGGACGGCAAACCGGAGATTGGCCGGGAGTGGGTTTACGCCGAATTAGACGTTGACCCATCTTCTACAGCTTTTCAAAAGGTTGCAAATGTCGCTTTTGAAAGGGCTGCGCGTGATTATGGGCTGATTTTTGGTGATATTGGTTACAAACTTGACGTTCAAAAAAATTTGGCGGTCGCCAGCGCGTTTGTTGTAGGTGTGAATCAGGTCACGGCGGTTCTAGTGGACAGGATTGAGGATGCCGAATCTTAAATACACGCCTTCCGGCGAAGTTTCTAAGCAATTTATGAAATCAGAGAAGTTCGTCAGGGGCATTCGCGGCCCTGTCGGGTCCGGCAAGTCAGTCGCTTGCTGTATAGAGTTGTTTCGCCGCGCCTGTCAGCAAGAAAAGGCCTCCGATGGAATCCGATACTCAAAATTTGCAGTCATTCGAAATACCAACCCTGAACTTCGGACCACTACTATCGCCACGTGGCTTCAATGGTTTCCAGAAAACGAGTGGGGAAACTTTCGGTGGTCGCCGCCTTTCACGCACCACATACGAAAAGGTGATGTCAACATGGAGGTATTGTTCATACCTCTTGATACGCCGGACGATGTAAAGAAATTGCTCTCTTTGGAGTTGACCGGGGCGTGGATCAACGAGGCCAGAGAGGTTCCCAAGGCTATTATTGATGCGGCTACGTCCCGCGTAGGCCGTTATCCAAGCCAAAAAGACGGAGTTGGCGCCACGTGGTCGGGTGTTATCATGGATACTAACGCACCGGATACAGACCATTGGTGGGCTATTATGTCTGGGGATGCGCCTGTTCCTGACCATATTAGCGAAGAAGACGCGCTGATGCTTCTAAAGCCGGATAACTGGGAATTTTTCAACCAGCCGGGGGGTATGAGAGAGGTTCGTGGCAAAGAAAACGAGCTTTTGGGTTACGAAAAGAACCCCGAAGCCGAGAACGTCAAGAATCTTCCTCCCAGCTATTATGAAAACATGATCCGAGGCAAGTCCCGGTCATGGATTGACGTTTATGTGATGAACCGCCTTGGCACGATTGAAGAAGGCAAGCCAGTTTATCAGGGCTTCTCAGAAATGAGCCATATAGCCAAGGACGGTCTTGAGATAGGGCCGATGCCTATTTATTGCGGGATCGACTTTGGTTTGACGCCAGCCGCTGCATTCGCTCAAAAAATGCCTAATGGGCGGTGGTTTGTCGTGAGAGAGTTGGTTTGCGTCGATATGGGGGCAATTCGCTTTGCGGAAGTCTTGCGCCGCTTTGTTGCGGAGGAGTTTCCAGACCATGAGATTATCTTCTACGGCGATCCATCTGGCGATTTTAGAGCGCAGACGGACGAATCCACACCGTTTGAGATACTGAGAGGCGCAGGGATTACGGCTCGTCCGGCCCCATCTAATGACCCTATCGTTAGAATTGAAGCCGTAAACGGCCTACTCAGTCGAATGGTGGAAGGAAACTCAGGCTTTTTGATTGACAGGCAGCATTGTCAAACCCTCGTTACAGGATTTCTCGGTGGCTACCACTATCGTCGCCTTCAAGTAACCGGAGAAAGGTACGAGGAAAAGCCGAATAAAAATAAGTTCTCTCACGTTCACGATGCCCTGCAATACGCCGTCATTGGCGGCGGCGAGGGCAGAAACGTCCTTCGCGGTCAGCGGCAATCCTCAAGGCCAGTTGTCGCAAAGAAAAACTGGTCTCCATTTAAAAAACGTCGTAGACACGCAAAAGCACTATGATTGCCGAAAAAGAAGTTGGCCTTAAAACGTGGTTCGTCGTTTTTCACGATGCACACCAAGTCGGAGATTGGATAAAAATCTTAAAGCAGGGCTTTCAACACTGTTGGGCGTTTACCTATGATGCTCGGACAGATACTTGGCTCAAAGTCGATGTAACCAATAAACACATGGCTGTTCAGCCGCTGACAAAGGCAGAAGCAATTAAAATGCTTAGAGCAGCAAATGATTGCGTTACCGTTCAATACACGGCAAAACCGGACAAATTTCTATGGAAAACCCGGTTTTTTGTAAATTGCTCAAGTGTTGTTGCTTATCTCTTAGGGATTAACATATTCTTTCATACGCCGTGGCGCTTATTTTGTGAATTGAGAAAGCGAGGCGGAATTGTGACCTTGCCCAAAGGCTATAGCTTGGAGAATTTGTAATGGGTGGATCAAAACCAGCGCCTGCGCCGGGGCCGAGTGCCGCTGAAATTGCAGCAGAACAACGCGCACTTAAAAAGATCGAAGACGAGGAAAAGCGCAAAGAAGAAGAAGAAGCGCAACGCAAGCTTTCAATGCGTGGGCGCCGCTCTTTGCTGGCCGAAGATAATACCGGGGCTGGCTTCCAACAAGATATGCTTGGATAATCAATGTCAGAGAAGCTTAAAAAGCTTATCAATGGCTTCAAAATGTCCTATGCCGAGAGAGAGAATTGGCTCTCTCTTTGGCAAGACTGCTATGATTATGCTTTTCCGCAGCGTTTAGGCTTTTACGAACAAGCGCCGGGGCAAAGCGAAACCGAAGAAATATATGATTCTTCCCCAGTGACGGCGGTGGATGAGTTTGCTAGTAGAATGCAGGCCGGACTCACCCCGCCGTTTGCTAAATGGTTTGAGTTTAAAGCTGGCTCCGAAGTGCCAGACGAGAACAAAAGTGCTGTTGATCGTCAACTTGACCAAGTTGCAAATTATGTTTGGGAAGTTCTTCAAGCCTCAAACTTAGATCAAGAATTGCATGAGGCGTATTATGACCTTGCTGTAGGTTCTGCGACCATGCTTGTAGAGGAAGGCGATGCAGAACAACCTGTTCGCTTCACGGCCCTTCCCCAAAATGAAGTTGTGTTGTCGGCTGGGCCATTTGGCAAGGTGGATACACAATACCGCGTCCGTCACCTCACTCTTGAGCAAATTGAAATTATTTGGCCAAAGGCATCTATCTCAGATGAAATTCGCCGGATGGCTCGGGGCGACGAAAATCATAAATTCCGTGTCGTTGAGTGCGTAAAGCGTAATTGGAAAGAACGCTCCACGGAGGTTTACGACTTTTGCGTATTCTGCACGGAACCAGAGCATGAGTTTATTTCGTCTACATTTAAGGGCGACGGTTCTCAGCCGATGATTTCGTTCCGGTGGTCAAAAGCTGCTGGAGAAACTTACGGGCGCGGTCCTCTTTTATCCGCGTTGCCAGATATTCGTGTTTTAAACGAAGTTGTAAAACTTGGCCTCGAAAATGGCTCGCTTGCAATTACTGGCATGTGGCAAGCTGATGATGATGGCGTTATCAACCCAGACACTATTGAGCTTATCCCCGGCACGATTATCCCCCGTGCCATGGGTAGCCGGGGCCTTGAGCCTCTACAAAGCCCCGGCAATTTTGATATGGGGCAGTTCATTCTGAATGATATGCGCCATAACATTCGCAAGGCACTATTCAATGAGCAGCTTGGAGCGCCCGAAGGCACACCAATGTCTGCTACAGAAGTCCATGAGCGAATGGCTGATCTTGCTAGAACAATCGGTTCAGCATACGGGCGTTTGCATACAGAAATGGTTACGCCGCTTTTGCGCCGGGTTGTTTATATTCTCAAAAAACAGGGCCGCATCAACATCCCCAAGGTCAATGGCCGGGAAGTTAAGATTGTCAATGTTTCTCCGTTGGCGCAAGCCCAGCACAATGAAAATGTAGCGCGTGTGGCGCGTTGGCTGCAATTGATGAATGCTGGTTTTGGGCCTCAAATGACAAATGTTGTCGTTAAAGCGGAAGAAGCGGCCTCCTATGTTGGTAAGCAAATTGGTGTACCTGACAAGCTGATTCGTGATAAAGCTGAGATGCAAGAAATTCAGCAAGCAATTCAAGAAACGCAACAGGTACAAGCAAGCCAACAAACAAACCAAGGTTTCTAATGAAACAACCAAAAATTATGGGGCCTGACGGTATTACCCGCACCCCAGAGCAAGACCGCAAAATCAACGAAGCTTTTGCTGCAACTTTTAAAGAGGAATGTGGCAAGATTGTTATTGATTACCTTAAATCTATTACAATCAATCGAATTTCAGGGCCGGAAAGCACAGCAGAGTATTTGCGGCACTTGGAAGGACAGCGCAGCATTGTTGCGCTTATTTCACAACGCTTTGAGCAGGGCGTTAGACAACGGAAAGATGGAGCAGACGAATGAGCGATGAAGCAGAAGGTGCGGCAGAAGGAGCCGCAGAAAATCAGTCAAAATTGGCCGCAGAGGCAGAAGCAGCGCCGAAATCCCAAGTGGCAAAAGACAAAGGCTCTAAGCCGGAATATGTGCCAGATAAATTCTGGGATGCTGACAGCAAGCAAGTCCGAGTAGAGGATTTGGTCACTTCCTATAATGAAATGGGGAAAAAGATTCGTGAGCGATCTGACGATATTCGCAAAAATGTTCTTTCCGAAATGGAATCAGAAAAGACGGCAAATCGTCCAGAATCCGCCGATAAATACGAAACTATCCTTTCGGACGAATTT